CACTTACCCACCACATTATACCAAAGCCGATTAAAGTGGATATAATACGATATGAGATGGTCTTAGCTATATGTCTCTTACGCTGAACTATCACTATCCTTTGGTTTCATCGTATGTTATCGTACCATCGGGCTTCATGTGACCTGTACGGATTGCTGTTCCACTAATAACAGCTACATCGGTTGGTGGTTCATGATAGATTACATCATACCCCACACCTCTACCATAGTTTACACTTTCAATATCAGGGATGATACTTACTAAAATTCTATCTATATTTTCTTGAAAGAATGGTTCTTCCATCAAATCCATCATAACTTTATGAGCAGATTTTGGATTATTTTCATCTTCGGCTACATCTCTAATTGCAACCCAAACATTTTTTCCTTTATCCAATTGTTGGCGAATTAACCATTCGTGTCCTTTGTGCCAATTTTGCCATCTTCCGATGTACATTGCGTATTTTTTCATAACTATTTTTTTAAGTTTTTTGTAAATTCAGCGTTGATTTCAAAAAAATGTTTATCAACTTCACTCCACTTCCCAGCGGGGCATGCATTTTGAACAGGTGAGTATGTTTTCCCAGCTAAAGGACATCCACATAGCCCACATCTAACAACAGCTATAACTTGTTTGTGTTCGCATTGATTACAAATATCCATACGAAGGGATGCTAATTCTTTTTGTGCTTCAGTTGGATTAAATTTTGCTCTCCATGCTTTAAATATTTCTTCAGCTCTATTCATTAGTCTTTAATTTGATTGTATCTATCTTTGTTAAATTTATTTGTCCATTCCATTTCAACAGCTGTCCATTTTCCTTTTGGACATGCTCCTATTACAGGAGAATATATTTTACCTTTTAATGCACATCCACATTCAGCACAATGGATAATTGGTGATGTTCTTTTCGAATCACATACATCACATATTTCCATTCTCTTTCCAGCTAATTCTACTTGTAAATCATTTGGATTAAATGCAATTCCCCATGCTTTGAATATTTCAACTATTTTATTCATATAACATCATTTTCTCTTAAATGGTGAATTAATTTAGTGAATGATTGAACTGGATTATCGGATGTAGTATCCATATCAAAAAAGTTCAATTCAGGTGGTTCATATCCTTCCACTTTAAATTGTTCTCTTTGTCTTTTACGATTAGTATGAACATATATTTCAACAATACTATCTCCGCATGCTTTTTTGAATTCCTCTCTCATTTCTTTATAAGGTGAAACAAGAGATACAACTACATCACATCCATTTGAATTTAGAAAAAAAGCAAGTAATTGTGCATTTTTAATGTTCTGCACTCTACCTGCTTCTGAATAATCTTTATTAAGTGTCAATTCTCTTAAGCTATCTCCATCGATGTGGAATACATCCTTTCTCCAATTTCGTTTTTCCGTTTGAAGTAGTTCTTTAAGTTTGTTAGCTTGAATTGTTTTTCCAGCACCCGGCTGCCCCGTAAACCAATATATCATAACTTTTGTGTTTTAAATAAATATATTGATTAAAAATTATTTGTTTTTTATTCTATTAAACCCAAACATATTACGAATGCTTTATGTGTTGGATTTTTTGTTTTACATTTGGATATGCTTTCAATCTTCTTCTAACTGCTTCCACATTTTTAAGTGAATCATCTGCAAAGAACACATCATCATATTCATGTGAAACGAGTCTGTCTTCAATCCAATCTGCTTTAGATTCTGGATTGTTATCACCCAATGCAACAACATGAACACCACTAATACCCAATCCTCTAATAAAATCATATACAGGTTTATACGCAGCTCTTGCAGTTAGAATATAAACTCCCCTTTTACCACTACCTTGTAGCATTCTTTTTAGAAGTTCAACATATCCTTTTATTATTTTTGGTTCGGTAACTTGTTGAAAATCTCTAAAATCAAATTCATCTCCAGGCCTTTCTTTATAAACTGCATATTGAGCAGGACTTAGTTTTGACTTCTTACCATCTTTATGAGTAATATATATGAATGAATTTGTTTTAACAAGAGTATCATCAAAATCAAAAATACGGAGTTTTTTACTCTCGGTAAATAATGTTCTTGCTATTGGCATATTATCCGTTAATTTGTCTTTTAGCCTTTGGGAGTGCCTTTTCTAATTTATCGTTTTCTTTAGTTAGATAATCAACTCTAACAGTTAATTCCGCAATTTTTGCAGTCATCTCAATAATCATCTTACGAAGTTCATCCTTCTCTATTGATGATTGTACTAATAGGGCTTCCAATTTAGAAATACGGTCTCTACAATCGGTTTTGATAAAGTCTTCATCTCTTTCTTTTTTCATTGCTCTTTTTTCATAGAAGCGAAATGCGGTAGTACCACCTAATATAGTTATTGCCGTTATTAATACTGAATACAAGTTATCCATTATATTTTTATTTTTTTATTATTTCATTAAACCAATCAGAAACCCATTGAGTACTACCAGTTGGAAAGAACATCAATTCGGATGCGCTACCTGAATAAGTATTGCGTATATCAGAATACCCATAATCTAAATTACTTACATCCACACTCATTACCTTCTTTTATCGGTTCTTCTTCCGTTTGAGGTAACGCTGCTGCTACATGTTCAACACCTTTTTTGTCAACATATTCTTCAACCTTTGCTAACTTATCATAGTATTTAGGGTCTTCAAATAAATGGTCTAATGTTATTTCTTTTGCAACTTCTCTATCAGTTGTATGTTCCATCTCAACTGCAATTCCTTTTTTGAATTGGGCAACCATTATATCAACACTAACACCATGTTTTTCAGCTATATCATTAAGTGATAATCCTTTTGCCAATCCACCAGGAACTACATCCGCTTCGTTTTTAGGTTTTTGTGTCATTCTAGCTGCTACCAATGAGATAACTGCAATTGTGAAAAATATAAAAAATGCGTACATTCCTAATTTACCCCATATAGAACCTTCCTCTTGTCCAGCTCTACCCATGCTTTGCATTATATCCATTACTTGAGGTTCTGCTAATTTCTGAATTTCAGTATAGTACCATTTTGTGAAGGATGAATCCAAATATTGTATCCAACCACTCATAGATACTAATGCTGTAATGATACCCATCATAGTAGCACCAGTTCCCAATTTAACTGCAATTTTATTAATTACACTTTTAAGGTCCTCATCTAAATCGTTTTGTTGTAATAGTGCAGTTGTTGCTTTATTCATAGCATCCTTACCATTAAAATCATCAGAAGATGCTATTTTATCAATATTAAGATGAGATTTAGCTCTATCATATTTAGTAGATGCCATCTTAATTGCCAGGTTTCTAATCTTTTTTATAGAATCACTTAACCCTTCGTTAAGTGTATTTTCATTTACCGATTCGATTTTTAGTTTAAAATGGTCCATTACTTCCCAAACATCATTATACCCCATATCACCCAAATCATCCAATATTTGATTTCGAGTTGCGTTGGCTTTGCCTGATACAAATATAGATACTGCTTTTTTAGTGCTATATGTACCCTTATCGTAGAATTTCATTATTTCCTTTACATGAACATCATTTTTAGATAATTCTGAAATAAACCCTTCTCTAATCACAGAACGTATAATATTCTTTAATTGCTTTTCCATTTATATACTTATCAATTTATGTATAAATATAAAGATTTACTTATTAGATTCTTTTTGTATTAAATTTGTAGTAAACCTCTGAATTACTTCATGTCCTTTTGAAAATGCAGCATCATAAAACTCTTTTTTCTTATCTATTGGTTTTATTTTACCATCAAATGAAGGTTTTCTATTAATATAATCTTCGGTAATATAAACACCATCCATCACAAATTGTTTGATGTCATAACCCAATTTACGTGCAATTTTACCAGTCTCCATACCATAGGTATCTTCAGGGCCATATCCACCAAATTCTTCAGGTATTGTAACAAATTCCCAAAATGATTTAGAATATAAAGTATGCATACCACACCCAAATTTTATGGTTGGTAGTTGATTTGCATGTATTTGTTTAATTTGTTGAGTAAATACACCTTTTGCAGCTTCCTCACCCATACCATATCCATATTCTTTATCTTTAAAATCAGAGTGACACAATACATCCCAACTAGCATCCCACCACTTAGGAAGTGATGGTGAAACAATATACATACCATCCAATCTATAAGATATATCTAATTGATATTTCAATAAGTGTTCATGAAAAAGAATATCAGTATCACAAAATATAAACTGGTCATAATCTAATTTAATTGCTTCTCTTTTTTGTTGAGTAGTTCCCCAACAAGATGTATCTAATATAACTTCATTGATATTTTTTAAACCATTAAAAAGAATACCAAATCTTGCAACAAAATATGCTTGTTTGTATTCGCTGTTTTCCCAATCAGTAAGTTCTGGATTTAAATTTAACGTAACTTTAAGGGTCACATCATCATTTTCGTTTAAGTAATGAAAAGAATTATGCATCTGATACATTAGTCTTTCAAACATTTCAATTTCGGATGGCATAACATGTATGCAAATAAGTGTTCTTTTCTTAGCCATTAAAATACATTTTTAAAGAATGGAGGGACCATATCTTTTGTTCTTAAATTAAATATATGCAATTGAAATATATCCCACTCAAAACTACCAACTGAATCGGTTTGTTGAATTATAAATGGAATGTTTTTAATAAATGATGTAAAGTGGTTACTTGTCAATTTAGCACCATCAAAAAGAATTTGAACATCCCCCTTCATCTCTCCACCAATTGTATGAAATTTATCAGATAAATCAAACATAGATTCACCTTGCTCTCTAAATGCAAATTCTTTATAATCACAATCAACATATATTCTATCACACCAAGGTTCTAACACTTTTAAAAGATGCTCATTACAATTATGTACTACAAATGTTGTATCATAACGATTACCAACAATAGGCATCATCAGTTCATCATGCAATACATCAGTATGCCATTTTCTCCACCATTCTTTGAATTTATTTTCTCTTAATTCTAAATATTCTTTTGAATCTTCAGGCTTATACCATTTAGTTCCATCCGGCAAATCTATAATCCTTTCTATTTTTACCCCATCTTTAAATCTACTACCTCTACAAGTCATGTGATATACAAATGCATCTCTACTCTGAATTAATTTATATCCACATAAATGGAATCTATTAAAGATATCGGAATCTTCTAACTCCATAGGTGCAAATAACTTATCATGCCCACCCATACTTTTAAAATCTTCTTTATATAACATCCAAGGTGCAAATATACCATTGGTAGTTTTACCTTCCATTACATATTCGGTTTCATACACAAACTTTTGGAAAGCCGAAATATCAAATGTTTCAGGCTCCATACCAAAATCTTTAACATACTTTTCAGGTCCCGGTGGATGTAATGGTGGTTCGATACGAGTAGCACTTACAACGGATAGTGGTGTTAAATTCTTTAACATATTTCCCACATAGTTTGGCGTTACAATCATATCTGAATGTAGAATAGTAACAACAGGCGTTTCTGCTAAACTAATACCAATATCATATAATACCGTATGCCCAACTCTTTCAGGCCCTTCGTTTCTATATGTTTTAATATATGGTTTATTGAGTGATTCAATCCACTCCCATGTACCATCGTTTGAGGCATCATCTAATATTACTATCTGATGATAATCGTTGTAGTTATCTTCTATACTATGAACCGCTTGCTTCAAATACTTTAAGTTATTTCGGCAAGGTATAATAAATGTAACTGATTGATAATTTGTCATTATTATAAAATTGTTTCTAATTGATAAAGTCCAACTACACCAGATGGTACAGTAGTTCCGTTGTGATTTTTTGTATATGTAAATGTGTTTATAGCTACAATATCAATACCATTTTCACCCAACCATCTTCTCAAAGAAGTTTCATTTGAACCAACATAAGCTGTAGCTTCATTTAATCCATGTCTGAAAGTATTGTAATATTTTGTAACAAAATTGGATACAACTCGCATAACGTTAGCATCTCCTATGAAAATTTGGTCATTTAAAGCATATTCATATTCCCAAGCACTAAGATGAAATGTTGAAGCAGGACAATAAAATGTATTTGGTTTTAAATTAGAAAAAAATTCATCAGGTAAAGTATCATAAGGTAATACTAAATCGGAACGTGTTTTTATATAAAAATCATAATCTTCTTCAATATTATTTATAACATTTTTCAAATTCCAAAATTGCCAAAATCCAGACTGACCTGGCTCATTATTTCTATATTTACTCCAATTTGTATCCTTAAAGTTTATGAATGGTGTTGTAAATATTCTTTTTATAGGCCAACTACTACGAATCCATTCATACTTATAATGCTCAAAGCAAGATAAATAGGTATCACGCTTTCCAAAAAAAGAAGTTTGTCTAGCTATAATTTCGGAGTTACCTCTATATGGCCCACCCATTATTATTGCAATTTTCATTTATTATAATTTTCTAAGTAATATTTTAAATCTTCAGGAGTACCCAATCCCCACATCTTATCGATGTTAAATGTTTTAATTTTTTTACAATCTGAAATTGCTTCATTGTAAACAGGACATACATAAAACTCATTATTTGTTCTGATGTTCTTATTAATCATTTGTTCTGCATATTTTACATAATCCGAACCCTTAGCCCAATAGTAAACACCAACCGTTGCGATATCTGAAATTGGATTCTTCTCCTGTACTTCAGTCACATAACCAAA